TTGAAGTCTCAGATGGACCAGGACGCCGTTGGTACCATGCAAAGCATAGCGCAGGCTATTGCTGCAATACCACCAGGTGAGCGACCAGACCTCTACACAATGTTCGGAGGCACTGGCGGAGAGATGGTCACCAAGCTGGTCAAAGACATTGATTCTGGCGTCAATAGGATGGACTTCGCTATTGAGATCGGAGTCAAGGGCTTCAAGTCTGGCGACATCCAGAAGGGCTGGGACAAGGTGCTTGGGGACGCCAATACCCAAGCCGCACGCTTGGGCCAGACCTTCCAGGTAGCTCTGGAGAAGATAGGCACGGTCACCCTACCAGCTATCACTGCCGGGCTGTCATCTGCTGCTGATACAATGGTGGCAATGATCACCGCGGCCTCGACCCTTTACGGCTATGCTGAGCAGGGATACGGGGTGGCATCATCTGCAGCTACTACGGGCGCAGAGACGGCTGCAGGCTGGGGGCAGCAGGCTTCTAACTGGCTGTATGATGTCACAGGTGGGCAGCTTGGGTATGACGAGGTGGGGGCGCGCTTAGAGGATGCCACGAAGACGGGCACAGCAGACGGCGTATCTGCAGGAATACAGGAAGGCGCGGCGGCTGGTGCTCCTGCTGCAGCTGAAGCGGTTGCAGTTGCCTTTGCCGAGCAGTATAAATCTGAGCTTGCGGCGATGTCTGGTGAGATGGCCAGCGCCTATAAGATGTATGCAGAGGGCTCCCTCTGGCTGCAAGCTGGTGGGGGACTAACTGCAGACACTGACCGCAACGTATACGGCCTCGCTACTGGAGAAACCATCGATTGGTCTAAGCAAAACGAGTTCGGCGGATACACAGTAACCTCTAGCGGTGGATCACCTGCAGACAAAATATCAGTTAATCCGCTGGGCTCTTTCCTCGGCTCGGAGTTCAGCAATAAAATAAAATCCTCCACGCAGGGTGTCACCGTCGATCTTATCATGGATGGCAAGACGATTGACCCCGGAGAGTTCCAATATTTTTTAGAAGATTCAGGAAGGGATGCTTCAGAGAAGGTAGCCGATGCTTATTACTCCCGATTCAGAGGAAGCATTGTCAACGTCGGCAACTTCATGGAAGACCACTATACGAAGCTGTCTTCCAGAGTAGGCGAGATCTTTTCAGATGGCGTTTATGAGGATGCAGA